GCGGGGGCTTTACCTAAGTCTTGTGATGCTTGTGCAGGTGCGTTCTTAAACTTACCTGCTCCCTTTACTTGAGTTTCACCCTTTGCATAAGCATTAGATGGACCCTTTGGTGCAGTTGGAACTGACTCAGCAGCACCTGCGAATTTTACAGGCTTGCTATCCATTCCAGCTTGACCACTGTTCTGTAGTGTTGGGCTCTTTGTTTGTGCGCCATTGTCACCACCGATCTTTGAGCCATATAGTCCTGGAACGTTCTTTAGTTGAACAGCTTCCATAACTTCTTCTTCGTCGCCCATTTCTTCGTCATCGGCAGCAACTTCTTCGTCGCCCATTTCTTCTTCACCGCCAAACTCATCACCGGCTTCTTCACCTTCTTCGCCGCCCATTAGGGACTCGAATTCTGCCATGAGTTGGTCTAACTTGTCTTCTAGGTCAACGACGCGGTCTTCTAATTCTTCTTCGCCGCCCATTTCTTCGTCGCCCATTTCTTCGTCGCCGGCGTCAAGGTCAAATACTTCTTCCTCTTCGCCTTCTTCGTCACCGACTAGTTCTTCATCTTCTTCAGTCATGCCAGATTCTTCGGCATTGATTTCGTCTAGTAGGTCACCGACTTGACCGCCCATACCTTCTTCCATGTCTTCGTCGCCCATCATTTCTTCGTCCATGATAGACTCATAAATTTCGCGGCTCTTTTCAACTACGATTTCGTGGAATAGTTCACGGGCTTGTTCTTCATTCTCATTGATGATCAGATCAATGAGTTGTTCAAATTTTTTGTTGTCCATTGTAAAATTCTCCTGGTTAATGGCTTTGTAAATTTATTTATATGGTATGATGGAAAAGTGCGTTATAAGTATGTATTTTTCGCACTTTTGGTAGTGATATAGCCAAAATGGTCAATTTTGACTACGATTTGATGGGTTATAGTGTGGGAGTTTGTTCTTCAGCAGGTTTAGCACCGTATTGTTTCTGCACCTTTTTCAACACTTGCTTTTTTTCGTAGGCCCTTACATCAAGCATTCTACGTAATTTTCGTAATTGTTTTAATGTAAGTTTAGTCTTACGAGAAGTTCTCCACACTGGTTTACTATTGTCCTTATCGACATCTTGGTAACCATTAATCGGTGGATCAAACATCTCATTAAGTATCATTTTAAAAATCCTCGCAATGTATTTATGCTACTGGTGCTCCAGCACCGGCGACGGGTGCTCCGGGGGCTGATGATACTGGACCTGCAACTTCGGGTGCCGTCATTGCTTCTTCGCCTTCAGGTGGCGTTTCTAACTCTTCACCTGTTTCCAAATCAGATTCAATATCTCCTACACTGACACCAATGTTACGAAGATCAGATCCCTTAGGTTCTTCTGTAAGGTCAGTATCGTGTTCTTCACGCCATAATTTCTCGTTCTTGGCAATTTCTTCTTCAGTTAGACCCAAGAACCTTTCAAGAGCAAAACGTTTAGAAATATAAGGGAACGCTTCCATCGTACTGAATGTGCTGACTCTTGCGGTATCTAACTCACTTTGACGATATGCTGCAAAATTTTGAGGAGGATTGAACTTTAATTGAAACAATCCGCTATCAATATTGAATCCTCTCCAGCGCAAGAATAATTTGAATTCTTCGTCTAACTTTAAAGCGATGTAATTTTGTAGGCGTTCGCAATATTGATTGAATCTAAATTCTTGAATCATTGCAGTACCGACGCGCCCATCACTCAATGGGGTTGTATTGTCGTCAGGGCCAGTAGGTAGATATGAACTAGGTACTCGTAGACCACGTGCTAGTCTATTGTTAAAATACCTTAAGTCATCAATCTCACCTAAGTTTTGGCCACCAGGTAGAACCTCTACAGAAGATCCTCTACCATCTGCCGTAACAGGGAAGAAGTAGTCTTCGTTCATTGACAAAGGGTTGTATGTGGCGTCTACTATTGACTGCCCACCGTATAATGATGGGATTCTACGCTGGTGTATTTCGTTTTTGATGCGTTCTACGAATGCCATAGCCATGTGACTTGGCATGTTCCCAACGTCAATCTTGAACATTCTACGCTCAGGAGCACGTTGGACCCGATAGATTAGTACCGCATCTTCTAATAATTCTTTTTGCTTGTATACCTTAAAGATGTTCTCTAAGATACTTTGACCGAAAGGCCAGAATCTGTCTAGACCTTCTGTTAGACTCAAATGAACAATATGTTTAGCATCAACTGCTGCTTCACTTTGTCCCAATGTAAATCTACTACCTGTTGTATTATAGGGCATAGAAGGGACAGTGTAAGGTGTGTTTGTTCCGCCACCTGATCCACCCAAACCTGTTGCAGGGTTAGCAGCAAAGTCTGTATTTGTCTTTTGAGCTACTGAAAGATTCTGTAAATTAATGTTGAGGTCTTTTAGAACATACTGCTCAGGCTTCTTACCTTCACTTTCGTTTACGATGACCTTAATGACCTTGACCATATCAACCCAACATAACTTGAAGTTTTCAGGGTCTCTGACGAATACTTGATCACCGTACTTGATAACATTACGGAAAATCTTGAAAATTCTTACATCAAACTCATTCAGCTTACACCACTGTTGTAGTTGCGTCTTTAACAATTCTACTTCGTGGGGAGTGGGTTCTTCTTTGAATTCAAAACTAAATGGTGTCTTGTTGTGTTCGTTCTTTTGTGTACTGAACTCAGAGATGATGTCCAAACATGCGTTAATTTCAGCATCAACGTCCATCATTTCATACTGATTATATCGTTCAATACGGTTCGGATGACCCGTGTAGACTTCCGGGAGCCGACTCATATAGTTTCGGTATCCCCAGTCTAGGTTACTCCAATTACCACTTGAAGCATCGTTGTTCCAGGCACCCGAATTACTGTTAGCACCGGATATGGGACTGGATACACCGCTCTTATTTAAGAATTTCTTTTTGTAGGTCATATATTATTTATTGTTAGCCCCTAGAATAGGTTAATATTTTATCCTGAATATCATTACTGGATGCTAGTTTATCTATCACTGAGTCCAATTTTTCCGTCAAAACAGCTATCATTTCGGAGTTAGCAGTCTGAATTTCTCGCATCATTTCTAATGACATTGCGGTCGTTGTTTCTACTTTCGTAGTTGTTTCCGCTACCGCCGGTTCTCTAGTAACTGTGTTATTAATAAGTTTGGTAATGATATTGTCGGCATTTAACGGGGCAACTAGTTCGTCACCGTGTAATTCTACTGGATAACCTGTCATAGGACCAGAGAATAACCCCCCGTCGCGTGCTTTGGGTAATTCTTCTTTCTTAACCTGAGCATACTGTGGTGTTGGTTGATCACCACCTATATTCTTAACAGAGTCTGAAACTTTACCTTGAGCGATTCGCTGTTCGGCTTTTTCGAGCTTACCGGCCATCAAATCATAAACTTCTTGTAAAGTGCGGAGCCTACCATCCTTTGTGACGAATATAGATAAGTTTGCGTTAATCTGTTGTTCTGTAGCCCCGGCTGTTGCTGGAGCATTTGGATCTTGTCTTAGGGCATTCAAGAATTTTGTGGCGCCGCCTGCTCCCAAGAAGTGGGCCATATACATATCAGTATCCGTAGCTTGCTGGCCGGTGCCCTTTTCAAGCTGGGCCCTTTGTTTACTTGTAAAATACGCTGCTACTTCTTCAGATTTCTTGGGATCAAATCTATCCTCTAGGGTATAGTCTTTGCCCATTTCTTTGACCATCTGCTTCCATGTTCCTGCGGTGAACTGGAACAACCCACTAGCACTAGAGGTTCCTGCTTGTGCTCCTGCTTTTCCACCTGACTCAACAACGGCAACTTTTTTCAAGTATCCTGCCATATCACTAGTTGTACTAACTGGTGATGGTCTTGTGGTTACCGGGGCCGATGGTGCTGTTTTGGATGGTTCGGCTGCCGGTACTCCTGAAGTAACCGGTGCTCCTGAGCCAGAAGTTACAACTCCACCGTAGCCTGTTTGTAATGGTGTTCCTGCTTCGGGAAGTTGTCTTGTTGCAAACTTGATCTGCTTAGTAAATCTTGCTAAATCAATTACGGCTTCAGAGAAAACATTGTTCAATTTGTCTTGTGATTTGTCTAACGATGTGGCCTTATCTTCTTGCTTTTCTAATTCGTCGTCCTCTAAATCACGAAGTTTAATTAATGTTGAAGTATATTTTTTCAGGACGGCGTCTGTGTCTTTTACTGCAGTGCTGAAATCTTCTAAACTCTTAGCTTCTTTTACTAGCTCTAATCTAGGCAGCGGAGAATCATTTTTTTCAAACAACTTATCAAATTTTTCACCTGTTAACGGGACTACCATTTCTTCACCGTGCAATTCTACAGGGTAACCGGACTTAGGCCCCTTGAATATACCACCTGAAGCGGCTTTTGGTAATTCTTTTTCTATGTTCTCAGTATCTACTGTCGTATCTTTCTTAGTTTGAGCTACAACAGGAGTTTGATTATTCGCATCTTTAATCAATGGCGCAACTATATCTATTGCAGTACCTAATATTCTCGCTGCAGGATGTAGCAATTTTGCTACTTCCCAAAGTTTTTCAATTGGACTGGATTTTTCTGAGAATATTTTCTGTACCGAGTCTAATTTATCTATCGAAGATGCTACTTTAGAAACCACTGCTAATTGTGGTACTAATTTAGCTATTACCTTTTCAGTAGCTTTTTCGGCTACATCTCCTGCTAATTCTATGCCAGTAGTGTCAACAGTAGCCTGCTTTACATAGTCCTTAGGAGCTGATAGAGCATTGCTTAATGTATTGTTCAATGCTCCCAGAGTATTCAATTCTTCAGGCTGACGACCTTTTCTCGGAATAACATCTTCATCACCGTGTAATTCAACTAAGTAGCCTTCTTTAGGTCCCGAGAAACTACCACCTTCCGATGCTTTGGGTACATCTAATGGTTTCTTCTCAACTTTATTTTGTGTTTCTTCCTGTTTCTTGTCTCCGAAAAATGCGTCACGGTTTTGATATGCTCCATATGCCCCACCGAGCGCGCCGCCGACTGCTGCTCCAACAGCAGTACCGATAACAGGTACTATACTACCTAGTAAAGCACCCATGCTAGCGCCGGACAAAGCCGAACTTGCTATATCAAGACCTGCGCCCGTTTTTTCGTGACCAGCCTCTTTCGCCATTTCAGAACCATAATCTAAGCCCAGTCCGGCTATCATACCACCTACTGTGAATTTACCGGCAGATTTAATAGTTTTTGCTTTGGCTGCTCTTTCTCTTGCTACTTTGGCTTCATGTGATGCTTTAGCAGCACCACTCAGAGGCTTCTTGGATTTGGGTTTGGCTGTGGGTTTAGATTTACCTTTAGAATCTTTACCATCCATTAAATCGTCTATACCAACACCAAATCTAGACTTGGCAATTTTGTTTAATGCCGAAGCCGCTGCGACCGCTGCTGCTGATAATCCAACTACTACCATAGAGGCTTCAAGCATCTTGCCCCTGAATGGGTTTATGGCGCCGATCATTGCATCATATACGGATCTAGCACGACGCTCCAAACTTTCTTTGGTAGCAGTCGCATCCATGACTTCTTGCCCTTTAACGCCCTCCTTACCCTTTGCTTCTAAATCTTTTTGCGCCTGCGCCTGTCTTGCAATAAAGGCTTTTCGTTCTTCCTCAGTCTCCAATTTTGCAAACTCAATGGCAGTTTTTCGCATCTCGTTGTCAACGCCATATGTCTGCTGCAAGTCTTTAGATGCCTTGCCCATACCATATGCCATGACTCCAAATTGATTCGAGAAGTTTTTAGCAGCCGTTACCTGAGAACCCAATAACTCCGCTGACTGTTTTCTGCCTTTGTTCATTTCTTCGTTCATCTTAACGACATCAATACCTGCTAGAACTAATTTTTGATTATTTTCTGTGATAATCGTAGTTCCGTCAGTAGAAATGGACTCTAATGCAGCAGCAGCATTGGAAGCACTCATGGTGCTAACTGCTAGTTTAGCAAATTCTTCTTTAGCTGCTATTGTGTTACGTATTTGTTCTGCTTGCGCTTTTAATTCGTCGGCACGTGCAGTCTGGCCTAATTTTCTTGCTTCCTGTTCTTCCTGTTCTAAAGCTAACGCTTTTTGATCCATTGAAAACTTATAGGCATTAAAGTTCTCGTTTGCGTTTGCAATATCAATGGCTTCCTGCTGTTTCTTGACGTTAATGCCAGTTAACTCAGCAAGAGTGTTTAATTGATCAATGTATGCTAATGAAGCTTTTTGTAATTGTTCTGGGCTCTTTTTAAGTGATTGGCCGCCCTCAATTTGTTGTCGTATGTATGTTCTTTGTGCTTCAATCAAATCTTCTTGAGTCATGCCCAATCTACGATATTTCTTAAGGGCATCCTCACCGACAGCCACAACTTGACTGAAGGCTTTGATTCCTCCAGTAGCAGAATCACCCATAGCCATAAGATTGGTACCTGATTCTTTGGCTCTTTTCGTAAACTGTTCTAATGTTTGAATTGTAAATCCGGCGTTTTTACCCAAATTTACAATTTCTTCAGCGGTTAATCCCACTGATCCACCGATCCCTGCCAATGAATCATACGCTTTAACTATGTCATCAGTTTGCTTTAATGTTGCTCCTGCAAGCTTGCCTATCGCATCCGTTGCTAGAGCTACAGCTTTACCCATATATCCAAAATTTTGCAAAAGGCTACCTACGGCGCCGGTTGTGCTCTTTATCGATGCTTCATATTTTTGAAATCCTGAGCTTGTGTCGAGTAAAGCTTTAGTGAAGCCACCTGCTGCATCCTGCATAGACTTGAATGCTTGTTTTAAATTAGCGTTTTGTTCAGCTTGTTTCCGTTTGCTTTCGGCTTCTAATTCAGCGGCTTTAGCCGCTTCTCTTACTCTATCGTTCCATGACTTCATGGCTGTCTCTGACCCGCGAGTTGCCCCGGTCGCACTACGCATCGCTGATGACATATCAGCGCCACCGGTTATCATCATGGTCATTACATCAGTGAATTCTCGCATCCCGTCACCGAGATTTTGCATAGACTCATTGAGTTCTCGCATGATTTCCGGATCAAGATTTTCTGTAGCCATAATTTTATCCAATAAATATCTATGTATTTATTATTCGGTAAAGACCCATTTATAAAGGAAATCCAATGGCACTAGACAATAATCCACTAAGACAGTATTTCAGAAGACCCGCAGTATATCTTAGACTACCCAGCGGTGGTAAACATTATGCTCCAGGAGTAATTGAAATGCCCGAAACTGGAGAATTGCCGGTCTATCCCATGACTGCGATTGACGAAATCACAGCAAAAACACCTGATGCTTTGTTCAACGGTACTGCGGTATCTGAATTAATTAAAAGTTGTGTACCTGCAGTAAAAGATCCATGGGCTATTACCAGTATCGACTTGGATGCTATCCTAATTGGTATTAAGGCTGCTGATAATAGTGAGGGTCTTGAAATAGAGTCTCAATGCCCTTCTTGTGAAGAAGTTGCTACATACGGTGTTAATTTGGTAGCAGCATTGGCTACATTAAAAGCCGGGGATTATGATACTGAATTAGCCGTTCATGATCTAAAAATCAAGTTTAGACCATTAACGTACAAAGAAATGAATGAAGCCAGTATCGATCAAGTGGAAATACAAAAGATGTTTCAGGGTATGGAAAAGATCGTAGACGCTACTGAACGTACCAAAAAGAATCAAGAAGCGTTAAAAGCTATAACCGATTTAACAATGAACATTTTAGCTAAAACTATTGAATATATCAAGACACCTACTGTTTTGGTTGACAAATCAGATTTTATCTTAGATTTCTTGAAAAACTGTGATAAGAATGTATACGTAGCAATAAGAGACCATAACTCTGAATTGAAGGCACAAACTGAAATGCAACCATTACAGATCAAGTGCGTACATTGCGGAAATGAATACAAGCAACCATTCACGTTGAATGCCAGTGATTTTTTCGGTTAAGGCTTCTACACCTTAGCCACGAAGGCATAACGAAGCTGTTAGAGAGTTACGAGAAAGACGTTATAGCGATAAAGAAAAACGCTTTATCGCTAGCGTGGCATATGAGAGGGGGAGCATCCTATGAGGATATCCTTAATATGTCCGCTATGGAGAGAAAACAGATTGATGAACTTATTGACCACAACATGGAAGTAACTAAGAAATCTCAAATGCCATTCTTTTAAGTTTATCTTTAGAGATGTCCTTCGGACATCTACCTTCACTCGTACTTCGTACTCGTTCGGTAATTTGTATCGTCTTATATTCTGTTTAATTTCGTATGAGGGCTAATACATTGCCGCTCTGAAGCCATGGTAGTGCTATTTTAGCACTACCAAATGGACAAAACTGTATGCCAGCCCGTCATCCTTTGCCGTCTATTCCCACGAATAATCAGCTACTACACTGCTACTATTCGCCACCGGTTGCCCTGTAAGGTTTTTATTGGGACTGTAGTGAGTACTACTAGAATTAAGGGTATAAAACGCTTTCTAATGCCTCGGCAACGCACTCCTATAGAAGCAAGACAGAATTTCCTATAGGTTTGTTGAGGGTTCGCTTTGTCGATTGCCCTCTCGGTGTTCCACGGGTTTTTGTGTTATATCTCTTTCTTTTGAAAAGATCAATATAACCCCGTGCTATACTCCAGAATCCGACGGCACAGCACAACCTGTACAATCTCAAGGAGAGTCGAGGTGCCCCGACTAAACAACATTGAGCCTAAAAATTAAACCTGAGTAGTATTAATATTTAAAATGCCTGACTTGGTGTCTATGAGTTGGGATTTTGAGCCTGAATAGGATTTGAGGATGTCTCTGTTATGAGTAAAGAAGTGATTGAACTCGATTATAATCCAATCATTGTGTTTTTCAGATGTGTAGTATAAAAATTGATCAGTAATCCAAGTAAATTTACTTTGGACGCAGACAAATTTGCCTTTGCGGCTGAATTTCATGAACAAGATATTTATGTCATTTGGTTCAGCCACATCCATTAGCTGGTCTAACCAACCATCTAATTGCTTGCATTTGCCTGTTAAAACAAGATGAAACGGAAAGTCTGCATAACTTTTGCATTCAGCATTAAACAAAGGAAAACTCTGTCCAGGAACAATATCGCCCTTGAAAGAACGAACTTGTCCCTCATGTAAGTATTCCTTACGTTGCTGATTCTTACCGCCCACATAAGCGCCGGATCCAGGAGCGCGAATAAATGACTCTCCGTAGAGTTTACTCAAATACGTAGCGACCTCTCGCTCAAAACTGGAACCTTTTGCTTTCTGTGGACTTGTCATAGAGTTACTTATGCTATGTGTTTATCATTGATAAATTTACATTTATCACCGTGCCAACGCTTCATTATACTGAACCCTCCTAGGGTGCCGCAATGCGGGCATGATATTTTTTCTTGCGGGCCTTTAGCTTTACCTAGACCTTCTTTGCTCCTGCGCTCTCGCATTTCCTTTGCCTTATCTGCCCCGAATATTTCTTCATAAGTCTTCCCTTTTTTCTTAGAAGACATGACTTCTTTTGTTGCGGTGCTGTGTTTTTTATTATGAAACGGGTTTAGAGTGCCCTTCATTCTAGTACTATGATTTTTTGCGTTTTGTTCTCTTGCTATGGCATATTCTTTGGCATCAACTATATAATCACGATCTTGATTTTTACTTTGCTTATTCATCATTCGCCACAAAGCGCTCCACATTTTACCATTGGCATTGTCTTCGGTCATTTCGGTTAATAACTTGTGGCACATAAAATGTTCTTCAGCAGTTAACCAAACTTTATTAGCAATCACATCAGGGCCACCCAAACATTTGGGTATGATATGATGGTCTTCGATATAGCCTCTGATCTTCATTGCCTCTGTCTTTTTCACATTTCGAGGACATATAGAATTAGCCCTCTCAATTATTTCATAATATCTATTATATGATTCGTTGTTGATAAACATAAGTTCTCCTTATTGGATTCACTTCTTATTTATCAATAATCTTAAAAATTATCCAATATCAGTTGCGCTAGAATATGTTGTGAAGCCGCCCTCTTTTACAACCTTGAGTACGCTAGGTACACGCCCCGCAAGTTCCTCACGGTGACTAACAAGCCAGATTGACTTTTGTCGTCTACGACTCATGTCTTTCAAGATGGCGATGCTGTTCTCAACACCCATAGTGTCAAGACCTGAGTCAATCAATTCGTCAATGAACAGCGTATTAATCGGTGCGTACAAGTTCTCCCATACGTCACGGAATGCGAAGCTTAGACTCAAGATTAGTCGGTTTCGTTCCCCGCGACTTAAGTTATCGAAGTCAAGTTCACGACCTAATTCAGTGATTTCAACTTGTAAGTCATTCTTGAATACAACTTGATGAGGTAAACCGATCTTATCAATGTAATTAGTTAAACGAGCATTTAGGTAAGAAAGGTTTTGATCAATGATCTTCTTACGAACAAATGAATCTTTGTTAGTGAGTAATTCAAGCAAAAACTTTTGGTGCTCCATGGTTTTCGTGATTTCATTGATTTTCGCAAAACTGATTTCTTGGATCGCATCCTTCTCCATATCAGCAATTTGATCAGTATATGGATCGGTTTCATGAGCCTTCTTTTCGATTTGATCTACTAAGTTAGCCAACTGACTCTTATGCTCAATAGCCTCACGCTCAGTATCATAATGAGTAACCGGCATAGGACCAACTTCTACAACGGTCATTTCCGACAGTTGTTCAGCATATGGGTCTGTTTCTCTTGTTTTTTCTTCTAATGCTTTCTTAAGATTCTCAAGGTCACTAGAATGACGAATAGCTTCAGCTTCTGTCTTATACAGAGTTGTAGGCTTGGGGCCTAGCTCTTTGACGAGACTTTTGTTTTTATCTAGATTTGCCTTTAACTCTGTTAACTGAGTAACTGCATGATTCAAATCCTCGCGCTTGGTATTTAGAACCTTGTCGTGCTGCTCATCATGGAAATCTTGACCACATGCATAACACTTGTGATCTTCTAGTGACCGAACCTCTTTTTCTAGTTTAGAAATTAATTTTTTTTCTTTTTCTACGTTTTTGGTTTGGGTAGCAATTTCAGTAGCAAGATTATCTTGAACAGTTTTTTCTTGCTCCCATAGTTTTAACTGAGCCCAAGCGTGTAGTTCATCATCAATATTGTAACGATTCTTGTCTAGATACGCCTTCTCCGCAGCGGCAACTTCTTTGTCGTGCTTTTGCTTCCAAGCAGTAGACCTAGCAAGCAATGCGTTATAGGTATCCTGTTGTTGCTTTTGAGAATTCCAAACGACCAAGTCCTTATGGGCTTGTAGTTCTTTTGCAATATCAATTTTGATCAATTCGTCGTATGCATCTACTAAGGCTTTAAGGTCTTCGTCGTGCTTTTTAACCCAAAGCGTTTGTCTACGCTTAAGTGCATCAATTTGTTCTTTGACTCTCTTATTGGCTTCTTCAACAGCTTTGATTCTAAATTCTTCTTGTTGAATATCATCTTTGCTTTGGCGAATCAAATCCTTGACGACTTCGGCTTTCTCTGAAAGCAAAGTGATGCCCAAAAGTTGTTCAATAATTTCACGTTGTTCATTGTTCTTTAGGGCTAAAAATGGTTCGCTGTAGGTGTTCAAAACAACAATATGTTTGAACATTTCGGGTGTCATGTTCAGTACCCGCTCAATCGCAGCTTGGGTTTCTTTATTCTCGCCTTGCTGGTCTTCAGTAGCCTTTTGCTGTACGTTATTTACGTAGAACTTAAGAATATTAGGCTTGCGACCACGCTCAATTTTGTATTCAGTTCCGTTGACGTTAAACTCAAGTGTAACCATCATACCTTTAGTATTAGTACGGTTTACTAAGTTATCTTTGCGAATGCTATTAATGGGAACACCAAACAAAGCATAACTAAGTCCTTGGATAAGAGTGGTTTTACCGGTGCCATTTCTAGCACCGTCGCCACCTAAGTCTAAGTTTTCGCCTAAGATTAGTGTAATATCTTTTTTGTCAAAATCTACTGCTTGAGTAACATTTCCGATAGATAAAAAATTTCGCAGGGTGATATTCTTAATTGTTACCATAGTTTCTCATTGTATACATTAGGTGTAGACATTTCAACTAAATTGGCATAAATAAAAGTGTAGTTCGCGGAATGGGGATTCCCAACTACTCTAACGCTATTGAGGAGCATCAGCATGACTATTTATTACCTATTAGTTAAGACCCACCGCATCACTGGGTTGAAATATCTTTGTCAGACTGTACAAAATCCATTCAATTACAAAGGATCGGGAACAGTCTGGAAGCGTCATCTTAAAAAGCACGGCAAAGAGCATGATACATACATTTTACAAAAGTGCTTTTCAAAAGAATCATTAAAAAGTTGGGGCCTGTTTTATAGCAAAGCATGGTCGGTTGCTGAGAGTAAGCAATGGGCTAATCTTATTCCTGAAGACGGTGGGGGATTTGCTTGCGGCAAATATCACCCTCAAAAAACAACCGAAACTCTTACTAAAAATTCTTTGGCTCACACAGGTGAACGAAATTACAGGTATAATCATACAGAGTATATTTGGCGTCATAAAGACGGAACTGAAGTAATCATGACCAGATACAATTTCATACAGACATATGGAGCCAACAAAGGGACAGTCAATCAGATTTTCAAAGGAAAACGAAAAGCTGTCAAAGGTTGGACTCCTGTCTTATAAGTTGTTGTAGATATCTAGTAAAACCTTCTTATCAAAGTTCTTACTCTCAATCGCATTAATCTGGTCTATGACAATTTGATCTACTGATTCAAATTTCAACCCATCAGAATTTTGGCCCTGTTCTATTCCCTCGCTTTTGATGGGGATAAGAGTCATCTCACGGAGTTTATACTCTGGAATAAAAGTCTCCCTCAAAAAATTAGCCTCTTCGTAACTTATGTCTATATCCAAGTGAACACGCACATGTGAGTCAATCAATAGATAGCCTTCTGGCTTATCTAATACTTCACTTAGCTTATAAACACGATAGATGGGTTGACGAGGCCATGACTTAAAAACAGGTTCTTGACCCCATTCTAAAATCATCATGCCTCGTGCGTCATCACCTGCGTCAGCATAGTTATGCGGGAAAGCATTACCGATGTACCAAATATTCTTACGACTTTGGCGCTTGTGAAAGTGACCGCTGAACACCATTTCGAAGCCAGTCATGTGGTCTTCGTTAATTTCACCGTGATCGGGCATTTCTACCATTGCGTTCATGTAGAAACGTGGTAGTTCAAGATGCCCAAATAAGTATTTCCCGCTGTATTTCTTTAATTTTTTGTAATCTTCTTGTACTAACCATGGGGCAATGACAACATCACCTTCTGAGAAAAAGTCATTGACGATTGTTAAATTGGGTAGATGTTTAGCCCATTCTACGCTATGAATGTCCCTGCGATCACGATAATATAGATCGTGATTTCCGGGAATAAAATAGACTTTATCGAATGCCCTACTTAGTTTCTCTAAAGCTTGCAGACCAAACTGTAGTGTGTGAATGTTAATGCTTGCACGATGGTGATTCCAATCTCCCAAGAAAAAACAAGTTTCACACCCTTCTTTTTTGGCAGTAGTAATAAACCAATCTACGAAATTGGCACAGTCTTGGTTATGTTGAAGACTGTTTGACTTTAGGCCATAGTGAATATCCGTAAAAACGGCTGCTTTTTTGAATAGGTTAGTCATTCGATAATTATAAATTATAATGGTGTAGGACCGCTATAATAACGGTAAAGTTATTCTTCGTATGAAGCGCCCGAACTCATACTCTGGCGTGACCAACTTGGGTTTAACCCAGCCAATTCTAAAATATCATCACGAATATTTTGATTGCGTTTTTCGGTATTCAATACACGACAGAAACTGTTATTGATGGCAGCAGTGTAATAAGCAAATGGATTAGCCGATTTAGCTTCGTTGAATCGTAAACCTACATAAGTTAACTGAAGAATGGCGCTATTGCGCATTTCATCGTTGTAAGTATATCCGCGCCAATTGAACTTCATTGAATATTTTTCGCAAAGAAGAATATACATTCGGGCTAACTTATCGGTAATCCTACCGTGGTCTTTGCTGAAATGTCCAGTTTTGATTCCGCCGATCCAATGACTTTTGCCTACACATTTGAATGAACCATTTTCGTCAATCTTAAAATGCTGAAATGGTGGGAAGTTGACCTTAACATGCACCATGTCGTCAACTTCATCTTTGGTTGTAGAATCTTCTAAGTCAGCAAATAGCTCATCTTCGGAATCATCTTCAAATTCAATGATGTCCTTTGCCGTTTTCTTTTTTGTAACTTTACGTGGTTGCTTGGGTGAAACGGGAATATGCTCCCAAGTCATCACTCTAAATACTAAATCAGTAGTAGGAATATCATTTGGGTCAATCTTTTGACCAGTTTCTACTGAAAGTCGATTGGCTCGATTTTCTTTTGCTGTTTGAATATTTTCGGGATTAAGCACTGTTTCTAGTGCTTTGTTTAACTCATCGTGGGCAGCATCGACGATTAGATCGTAACGATGATATTCCTGCTTAGAAAAGTAACAATAAGAATTTTTGCTCTCATGAATCTCTTTGAGAATGTCCTTATTGTTTAGATAATTTACGGGTTTTTTGATTGCGGGTATTGTAGACATAGTTCCTTAGGTTAACAAATGCTAAGAATATAGCATAGTTTAATAGGTTTTACAACACTATAGGGTAAAAAATGGGGACTTTTTTAGCGATAAATACTATTTAGTAAAGGTGAAAATGTATGGCCACAGTCGCAGAATTAAAGGCACAGTTAGCAATAAAAGAACAAGAATTAGTACCTTTGCTGGCCGCCGCGGAAGCCGCAGACGTAAAACTCAATCAGGCTCAAGCAGCATTAGATGCATTCCTATCGCGTCCCGGCAATTTAGATTTGGGAGATGTAATTGACGCTAAAAAGGCGGCAGATGCCAATCCGAATAATGCGGCATTGCAACAACAGTACCTGGCGATACAAACTCAATGGAATACACAATTAGCCGAGTACCAACCATTACTTGCTGCACGGGACGCAGCATTTGATGCGAGAACCAACGCTAGAAAACCTTATATTGCCAAACAAGACGAGGCTGCTGCGATTGATATAGAAATAGCAAAAATAGACCCTTCCCAAGCCTCACCGGCAGCCGTAGCCTACCTAAAACAAAACGGGGAATTGCCGGTTACGACATCTTCTGATCCCGCGGGCCCGCCTGCAACTGAACCAGAAACTCCGACGGAACAAACAGTAATTGACGCATTAGATGACGAAACAGCGGCAATGGCAGAGCCAATAGCGGTAGAAGAACCGACCTCGCAAGATGTAATTGACGCTGAAGAAGACCCATTCTTGCAGTCAGAAATGATTGCGGCTCAATCAGAACAGGAGCCCCCTACTGAACAGGCAGTAATTGACGCTGAAGAAGACCCATTCTTGCAGTCAGAAATGATTGCGGCTCAATCAGAACAGGAGCCCCCCACTGAACAAGCAGTAATTGACGCATTGGATGACGAAACAGCGGCAATGGCTGACGCAGGTATGGCCGACACACCTGAATATATTCCGCCCACTGACGATGACGTTAGATCCGCAACTAATGTTCAAGGGTTACAAAACGTCAACTCACCAAATGCTCAGGCTAGCGCACAAGATGAAGTAAATTTCAACTTACAGAAAGACTGGAGAGTAAGATTATCTTTGGCAGAAGGTGCGTATTATCTATATGAAAATAAAGATTCTCCGGGTATACTTGCACCCTTAGCAGACACTAAAGGTGTTATATTCCCGTATACTCCGCAAATTCAAGTTCAATATGTTGCAAACTATGATCCAACTACGGTAACTCATAGTAATTATAAAATATACCAATACAATAGCAGTAGCATAGATAATATAACTATTACGGGAGACTTTACGGCGCAAGACACGTTTGAAGCTAATTATTTGTTGGCTGTAATTCATTTCTTTAGATCAGTTACAAAAATGTTTTATGCGCAGGACAAAGATCCTAAAGCAGGAACTCCCCCGCCTTTATGTTATCTCCATGGTTTAGGGGCGTTTCAATTTGACACTCACCCATTAGTAATCACTTCGTTTAATTATAATTTGCCGAATAATGTTGATTATATACGTGCGTCAATAAATGAACAAACTAAGATCGGTCCTGATTCTGGAGGAACTACAGGAACAGCATCACAGACTAGATTGAAGGGCATCAGCCCCGGTGGAAGACCGATTCCAGTACAATTTGCTGCGGGACCTAAAAATCAAAAAGAACCCACTTATGTTCCAACAAAAATTCAATTGCAAATCTCAGCAGCACCGATGATTAGTAGAAATCAAATTAGTAATGACTTTAGCGTCAAGCAATACGCTACGGGTGAGCTATTACGTGGTTCTAAGAGACAGAAGCCAGGAGTTTGGTAATGATAAACAACATATATCCGTCAACTAGTCCATTTAGAAATACGTCCGTTGTAGACAATAGATATCTAGATGTATTAGAGTTTCGCCCAATCCCGGCATTATCAACTGATGTTTATTATGAATTGCCAAGAGTGTATGAACATAGACCTGATTTATTAGCGTATGACTTATACGGTGATTCTAGATTGTGGTGGGTATTCGCTCAACGCAACCCTAATAAATTAAGTAAGGATCCGTATTTTGATTTTGTGGCTGGCATCAAAATATATATACCTACTATGGATACCTTAAAAGCAGCATTGGGAATCTAAATGGCAGACTTCATTACAGTTAATGGTTATAACTATGATTTAAGCCCTAGCGGCAATGTAATTGTGAGAGGTCCGGGCATCCCGAGTTACGGCATGATGCTCACTAATATCAATAAATTATCAGCGCAATCATTCATTGGATTGGCTTCAAGTCCTAATTTGTCGCCTGCAGCCCAAGCGGCAATGACTGAAATGGCAACCTCAGGTCAGTGGGAACAAGTCAAAGAAGCATTAGCCACCCCTCCTCCCGCCCCTCCGCCGGCAACCCCACCCGAAACATCGCAACCAAACACTGCCGAACCGATACCACCGGCCACGGCCAACGCCGAGCCCACAGCAGAACTAACGGGAACCGCTGACGATGATGGTAGCAACGACAGAGCCGAAGCAGCCAGATTAAGCAATTACTCAGCGCCCACTCCCGGCACAGCTTCAAGCTCAGTTTCAGTGGGCGCGTCTACTACTGCCGGCGCGGGAGACTCAAAACCTGGTAAGAGATTAAAAAATCCGTTAGGGTGGTACTCTAGCTACACATACCAGTTATCCTTGTATGTTATGTCACCTAGAGCCCGAGATGATTTTATAAATTCAGGTCGCAGAGATATATCCGGAGCTAAACTTATATTACAGAGTGGTGGCATTACGGATCCGGCTCAAAGAGCGCCGGGCTTTGCTGAAGATTTTTATATAGATAATTTAAAAATTAAAACGGTGATGAGTAAGGGTACTCAATCAGCAGCAACCTCTACGGAAATATCATTTCAGGTTACTGAACCTTACGGATTCTCATTGATATCTCGTTTAAAACAAGCAGTAGAAACTATCAAGCCTACTATGTCTGCAGGTGGTAAGAACCCTACTAGGCAGTTCTTTGTACTAGGAATACGCTTTCTAGGTTACGGTGATGACGGGAAGATATTGACAGGTAAAGAAATGTTTCCCGGAGAATCAATACAATTAGATCCTAGAGTAACACCGCAATCAGGCGGAACTTTTGAATTGTATTACGACTTACTAATCAACGCACTTAAATTTAAAATTGACGGTAAAGCAACTACGTATCAAATTAAGGCTGCACCGGTGCCTAGTATTGTCGCTTTTAATGTAAAGCGAGGCAGAGTTGACAACGGGGCTAAAGTTACCGCAGGAACTGTAGGTGAAGCCATTCGTGAAATGTTGAAGAAAATGACAGCGGCACAGCAAGATTTAAAAAATGCCGGCAGCATTAAAGAAATTAATAATTATGCCGTAGAATTTATAGGTCCGGACGTTAAGCTCATTGAAAACGCATCATTAGTTTTGCCAGATGATACTGAAAAGAGTAAGACACCTTCAAGCCGAGCTACAAATTCAAAAGAATCAACTGACGCTATTGCTATAGAAGCGGTTCCAAATACCAATAAAAGAGAATTAACTTTTAAAAACGACACAGCAGTATTGCAGGCTATTGATCAAATTATCGTACAAAGTTCTTTCTTGCGTGACGCATTAAAAGTTAGTTACGTATCAACAACCTCACCGGATCCACAAAAGAAAGACTATCCTACAACACCACCTGATCCTAATCAAACGGTATCTTGGTATAGTGTATCACCTAGAGCTACTAATCCACGTTGGGATCCCAACACATCCGATTACGCATACGATATTACATACGTAATTCAAAAATATGAAACTCCGATTTTGCCGGCTGCGTATGCTAGCAAAGTTCCTCCTTACCCGGGCCCGCATAAACGATATGAATATTGGTACACTGGTAAAAACAGTGAAGTAATTGGCTATGAACAGCAATTGGACAATACTTTTTTCAACGTAACGTTGAACCCTGCGATTGGTGATAACCCTGAAGGTTATGCTGAGACACCTAACTTACCTAACAAATTTACAGATCAAAATCGTCAAGGACGTCAGCCGAGAACATTAGAATCACAAAATAACATTAGAACTATTTTGTATGATCCGGGTGCGTTTTCAAAAGCAAAAATAACTATATTAGGTGATCCTGATTTATTAATGAATGAGGCAGATCCCGGCGCCGGTGCCAAATACGATAGATATTACGGTCCTGATGGTTATACTGTTAATCCAAATGGTTCTCAAGTTTTGATTGAGATAGATTTCAAAGAACCATACGACTATGATTCTGAAGGTACTGGATTGATGACTATAAATGAACAGATCACCTTTATCCCTAACTCTGCCGAATTGGGTATTAAAGGTGTAAGTTATATGGTTATAGGAGTTGAAAGCACATTTAACAATGGTAAGTTTACGCAAGTGTTAGATTGTGTATTAAGTACTTTCTCTTCCCAAGCAATTAAGAAAATCGGGGAAGATAGAGCCAAACAAATCTCTGGACCTAACTCTAATGGTGGCACAGGAACAACTAGTAGCAATGGTCTAGCACCGGTGCAACCGGTTAATGCATCTGCGGTTACGGATGAGTATACTATACCTACAGAAACAGATCAGCGAGACCCTTAAAGGATTTATTTAAATGGCACAGGATTATTTCAAACCGTCAGGTTCAACAAGAGCTAGTACCCCGTTTGCGGGTAATGCCAATGCTCGTTTAGCACCTGTCATAGGAATCGTTAAGGACAATATCGATCCGATTAGAGCAGGTAGACTTCAAGTTTACATTGCAGACAACAGCGGTCTTGATCCTGATGATAAGAAAAACTGGGTCACTGTTTCTTTCTTAAGTCCTTTCTATGGTTTGGTGAGACCTACATCAAGTGAAACAGGTTACGGGAGTTACAAAACTAATTCTAGTTCATATGGTTACTGGAGCTCACCACCGGACATAGGTACAAGAGTAATCTGTATATTTGTTAACGGTGACATGAACTATGGCTTCTACATAGGAGCGATCCCTGAACCCGAAGCATTGACAATGGTGCCTGCCATTGGAGCTACAGAAAACATTATAGCAAATGAAGGAGAAGCACAAAGTTATGGTGGTGCTGTAAGACTTCCGGTTACTAACATTAATATGAATAATCCGGGAGTGGCCAATACGGACAAATACTTAAAGGAACCCAAACCAGTACATACCTATACTGCCATGATCATGGCGCAGCAGGGTATTATTAGAGACCCTATTAGGGGACCTATATCATCAAGTTCACAGCGAGAGACACCATCTAGAGTAGGTTGGGGCGTAAGCACTCCCGGTCGCCCTATATATTCAGGTGGCTTTGATGATAATACAGTAGCCGGTAACTTAGATGACAGTAAAAATCAACAGTTGCGGGTACTCGCTCGTCGCGGCGGCCATTCAATTGTTATGGATGATGGCGATGTAATTGGTCGTGATCAATTAATCAGAATTCGTACGGCATTAGGACACCAAATATTAATGAGTGATGATGGTCAAACATTAATGCTGTTGCATTCTAATGGTCAATCATACATTGAGTTAGGTAAAGAAGGCACAGTTGATGTTTACTCTACCAACTCAATTAACCTAAGAACACAGGGTGATTTAAATTTACACGCAGACAACAATATTAATATTCACGCTGCTAAAAATCTTAATATTCAAGCAGAACAAATACACACTGTAGCAGATAAAGATTACTTACAACGAATCGGTCAAAATTATAAAGTCCATACTTTAGGTCAAATGACTACTAAAGTAGATGAACAAATGAGTTTTGAATCAGGCGGCGAATCATCGTTTGTTAGTAAAGATATTACTTACATAAACGGATCTAAAATTAATCTTAATACCGGTTCTGCTTCAACGAAACCGCAAGAAGTTAAACCTTTGCCTATAATGGTTCATACAGATACGTTGCATGATAAGGTGAAGGGCTTCGTTGCTGCACCCGGTAAACTATTGAGTATTACTAGTAGAGCGCCAGCGCATTGCCCATGGGCTAATGCGGGCCAAGGAGTAGACGTTAAAGTAGATTTAAGTGCTGAAGGTAATTTACCTTCGCCACCTGCAGCCGGTGTAGCCGACGCCAATCAAGCAGGTTTGAATAGTGTAACGAACGCAGTGTCAGTGTCTACTGCGGCTACAATGCCCGTTACTAGCCCGGTAAGCGCAGCAATGGACAAGAACGTCACCAGCGCAACATTGGGAGCTATTGCCAATGATGTTGCTACTGGCCCTCTAGCTGCTGCAGTACAACAAGGTGCCGGTATAGCGCAAACAGCAGCCGGCAAGGTTGCGGTAGTGGGATCGTTCGGAGAAACAGTTAAGAATTTAGAAACAAGTGGGTTCGTGAAACCCGGAGCATCAACCCTTGTAGATTCACTAGTGGCGTCAGGTGCCAATGTACAATCCGCATTGTCATCTAATCTGTTTACAGGCAAGCCCGGCGGCGAAAACTTAGTTCGTCTTGCAAACAACACTGCTGCCCAAGCAATAAGCCAAGTAGCTAATTTGAGTGCAGCACAGAAACAGTTACAAAGTTTAGGTACATTGTCCGGAAAAGAAGCACCGCAGCAGATCGCAGGCATAGTCATGTCTGGTGCTAAATTGGGCATTGATTCTACCATCAGCGCAGTGAAGGGATTTGCGGGCAGCGTTTCATCAGCTTATGCACCAATTGGCGCAGCAGCCGGTGCAATCTCGTCTACTCTTGGGGCAGCAAACGCAGTTGCAGGAACAGTACTAAAAACAATAGGTCAAGGAGCTTATGCTGCAGGACTATCTCAAACAATGACAGGTGGTTTAGGTGGCATAGCCAAAGCATTAAACACAATGAGCAAGGTGCAAGGTGTGGCAAGTCTACTTGACTCTACAAAGGGTGTATCAGCATCAGCTTTTGCTGCGATAGTTAAATCTTTCGTACCATTGAAACCCGGGGTACCTCAGAACTTGGCAGCACTAGCCATGACAGCAGCGAATGCTGCTGATAAATTAGCTGCTGGTGCCTCTGTAGGTTCTGTAGCAAGCTCGGTTGGAGCATCATTACTTTCTCAGGCCAAGGTATCGGGAACGGTTGCTACTGCAGCAATGACAACAATCGGGGCATTAGCTGGAACTACCAATAACGCTCCAAATGCATTGGGAGCATTAGCAGCATCTACTGTAGGAGCAATGGCTGCCCAAGGAAAAGCTCCGCCGATATTAGCCGCTGCTGCCGCAGGAGCAGCCGGAGCATTAACTTCTTCTGTTGTAGGAAGCGGCCTAAGCGCAGTAAGCTCGCTAGCAGGTAGCGGTGCGATATTGAATAGTGCATCCGGTGTAATGGGTTCATTGAGCAATGCCGCCAACGCAACAGGCGGAATAGCTAGTGCTGCATCTGGCTTGGCCAGCGGAATAAGCAACTTACCGGGCGGACAGAAAGTTGTATCTTCTGTAGTAAATGGTGCAATGGGAGCAATAAATTCTGTGCCCGGAGCAGCACCTATAGCATCATTAATAAAGGATGCGTCATCAGCTATGATGAATGGAATGCCCAATCCTGCTGGATTCTTAACTAATTCCCTGAAGTCCGCATTAATGTCAGGTCTCCCGCCTGGAGCAGCAGCACAATTGAATTCTGCTATAGCAGCATTGGGTTCTGGTGGTGCAGTGCCAATAAAGTTACCAACAGTTGGGTTGAACACCACAGACAGAGGTGGAATTACATCACAAATTAGTGCATTGTTAGGTGATCCGGGTATCCCGAAACCTAATTTGCTAGGGGAAGTCTCGGAACAGGCTAAGTCAGACTTGCAAAAACAGATGGAAGAATCTGACAACAATGCTAATATTGTTAGAGAACTAATGGCTTGGAACAACAAGGCCGATGATGCCAGAAAAGCGTATAATAGAGCAGCACAATCATATCCGGCTGGTTCGCCGGAAATCGCAGCAGCCAAAAAAGCATGGAATGATATAATGGAAGATCCTGCATACTTAGCATTGAGAGAACGAGCTAACAAGGCTCTGGGATAAACTAATATAAATACAGTATGGCTACATATATCGGATTCAGTACTATAAATGCTAATTTACCTAGAACGGTGGTTAATACCAATCCTGGTATTAAAGGTGGACCTAACGGAATCACCAAACCAATCATATACGGTAAAAAGTTCCGTACGGTAGACGAGCAATTAGTGATTCAAGACTTTCTTAATGCCCTGAATATACGTCAAGGTGAAAAAGTAGGACAACCGCAATATGGTTCTACAGTCTGGAACTTCATTTTTGAGCCTAACACCGCTGATGTTCAGTATAAATTAGAAAGTGAAATTCGTAGAGTCGCTAGCTTGGACCCGAGACTTCAAATTAATACTGTTAAAGCTTTCCCCAAAGAAAATGGTATTTTAATTGAGGTAGAAATTGCCGTTCAGCCCTTCAACGCCCCTGACGTACTCAGTGTTTTCTTCAATCAAAGCTTAAACAAAGCTACAATACAGTATTAACCTTAAAAAACCGCTTTTTTAGGTATGATAAATACTTAAAAGAGATAAACCTATGGCTACTAAAACTTTCTATGTTTATGCTTACTTACGAGAAAACGGTTCTCCGTATTATATCGGTAAAGGCATGGGCCGAAGAGCATTTTGCAAAGGAAAAAACGAAGTAAATCCACCGACGGATTTAACCCGTATTATTTTTATTGAAACTAATTTAACGGATGTGGGAGCCTTGGCAATTGAGCGACGATTGATACGTTGGTATGGTAGAAAAGATTTAGGAACCGGAATCCTACGTAATAAAACAGACGGTGGGGATGGATCTTCCGGACATAGACATTCCGAAGAACATAAAAAATACATGCGTTCACTGCTAAGTGAAAGAAAAGGCACACCTCACACTGAACGTTCTAAAGCGTTACTAAGAAAATCACATTTAGGTAAAAAAATCGGGCCACCTTCTAGTGAATCCAATGCGCTCAGAAGCCTCGCAATGAAGGGTAGAACACCGTGGATAGCAGGAAAAAAACATCTACTAACAAATTGCCCACATTGTAATAAAACAGGTGCTGTTAATTTAATGAAAAGATGGCATTTTGATAATTGTAAAGTAAGCAAGGAAATATAATATGGCAACCAGTAGTAGACAAAGTGCTTTGTTTGGTGTAAATGATTGGCGAGCTATATACCAAACATTCCGTGAGGCAGATT